TGTAGAAGCCCGTCGCTCCAGCAACTAGAGCACCAATGAGAGAGCGTGACTTACTTGGCTTATACTTGTCCCAAGTCGGCTGCTCTTTAAGTGCTGCTGAGTAGGCTGTCTGATTTGGTCCTGGTTGACTCAGACGATTAACCTCATTCAGATAGCCAGCATTCGGGTCAGGACTACTCTGTGAGCGCATCGAGGAGTTAGGAACCTGAAGCTGTCCTTGACGAAATGGAGAGACACCAGATAGGAATTTCTTCTGTGGGTCCTCCATATCTTCAGGCTGAGCGAATATATTCTTCATCCTCGACATCGCATACGGCTGAGAGAAGTAGTCATTGCCGTATTGATTGCCGAAGCCTAGGTCGAAATCGGCTGCGTATGGGTTGTATGGCATGTCCTACTCCTACTGATTCTGCGAGTTGAGATATGTGTTAGCAACGCTTGCTCCAGCACCTACGATATTAGCCCAGGTACTAGGAGCATTGTTGCCAGTCATCATATTTGCTACGCCGATATTCGTCTGATTCGTCAACTGGCGATTCTTCAGGTCAAAGTCCTTGTTCCCGAAGTATTCAGCCGGGATTGACGTGTAGAGAGAGTTAAGTCCCTGAGCAGATGCATTCTGCCGGTTGAACTTGAGCATCTGATCAAATTGTGCATTGGCTGCACCAGAGGCTGCTCGAGATGCATTGATTCCCTGCTGTGTCAGGTCAGCATTTCGGTTCGCCTGAGCCATACCTTCAAGACCAGCAACACCAAACATCTTGCCTTTATTGATGTCTGATACCATCCCAGTCTCAAGGTTTCCAGCACCCATGAGGGAGTTGATCTTGTTCTTGCTCGTGAGGTCTGCCAAGCCTAGCTCAGCAGTTGACATCGATCCCGCGCCCCACTTACGACCCTCATTGACCTGAGAAGTGATTCCTAGCTCGGCGTCACGGGCTGCATCTGAAATGCCTGACTGTTGCTGGCGCATGAGACGAGATTGAAGAGCGGCTGCACCAGGACCATATCCTCCCTGTGCTACTCGTGCCCTATCATTCTCTGCCTGCATTCTGGCATAAGCGGCTGGAATGACTGAGGTAGCGCGACTACGTATGTTGTTCTTGTCAGCATCTGAGATTCCACCAGTTTTGGCGAACTCATCAAAGACGCCTCCACCACGAATACGGGCTACACCTTCATCGTCTACTCCACCTGTTTCACCAATCTTCTTCAGACCAGCGATATCAGAGTCAAGTGAGGCAATACGATTGGGGTCCCATCCACCTGTCTTACTGAATCCACGATAGTTATTCTCGGACTCACCAAACAGTGGATCATTCGCAGCAGAGTAAGCAGGAGCAGCACTCCCACCGCCTCCGCCTCCACCTCCTGAGCCTGCCACTGAGGAAGTATCTCCTCCATTATCTTTAGCCAAGTCTGTGTAAGCCTTGAGCTGTTGATTATAGAGAAGGGTAGCCCTACTGCGAGATTGGGACAGGTCAGATTGATTTACTATGTCAAACCTATCTGATTTGTTCTTCTCATTCGCGACGGTCTGCGAACCAATCTGATGTGCTTGATCGCTATCGTTTCCACCCATTAGATCATACTCCTAACTAATAGTTCGCCAGGATTTCCGCGTGGCCTAAAATCGTAATGCTTCTGAATGAGCAAAGAGAAATCAGGGTCTCGAATAAAGGCATATAGCTTTTGCGCGCGGACGTCCTCGGCACCTCTAAATGCTTCTGACATGAGGAGCTTTGTGGCCTGTGCTCTTTCCCGCTTCCTAGTATCAGGATTGAGGAAAAGTTGGGCCTCTGCAAAATGAGTGACCTGACCATAACCAATGATTCGAGATTCATCCTTTACGAGAGCGTCAATAACTCGGTCAGCACGGGGAGGGAGATGATTACCCATCGGTCCCCAGTATGTCTTTTCCAGTCTACGAAGCTCATCGTAGTCTTTCTGCTCAAAGTTATCAGTTATGTAGATCATCTAGAGAGCCTTAATCATGAAGTGAATCGGGAACCCAGGGGGATTGGCAGCCTCTGTTGTCCCATGGTCAATTCCACCAATTGCACTCCCGACTGCCACGGAGATTCCTGTATAACGTAGCTGAATCGTATCCTCAGCATCGTCAATGAGAACTGGACTATTTGCATTCATGTAGCTCACAGCCACGCGCGCACGAGGACCAGGGTCAGACTGTAGCTTCATCGGATGAGTATGGCCTGGGTCGTTTACGTAGGCATAGTGTCCATGCTCTACGACATTCCGGTAAATATGCGTGTGGTCAAGGGAGCCAAAAGGAACGCCAATCTGAAACCCATTTCCCCCGACATAGTTCTTGCCATAGGGAAAATAGCCAGTCATGTTAGGCAGATTAAAGGTGCTCCCTCCATCGCCCGCACCGTAGTATCCGCCAAGAATTGAGAATAGAATCGAATAGGTTACTCGACTTACAGCCTGACCCGAGCAATGAAGATAACCATTAGGCACATTATCCATAGGCCATATGATGATTGTGCCAATGCCCACGTTTCGCCACTGTTGGTCACCGCAGAGGAGTGTATATGGCGAGGCTGCTCCACCTGCTATGCGCGCAGGATTGACGAGACCAGATGTTAGGCAAGCAGCGTCAATATTCGTATTCTGAACAATGTTGCCACCATTGATGAATACGTTATTGGAATTCTGCGAGGCCATCGTGCCAAGAGTGAGACCGCCGGAGACATTGATATCTACCCAGGCTGAGCCATTCCACTCTTGAAACTTCAGCGTTGTCCGATTCCAACGAATAGACCCAGTTGGCTTATTCAGTGGATCGACTACGCACATAGTTAGTGCATCGACGTCGCGTGCCTTCAGGTTATTAAGGACAACGTCAGTATCGTCTGCTGCAACAGGTCCATTCCAATCAGTAGCCATTATACAATTCCTCTCGCCTTCCAACTAACCGTCTTGGACACACGCGCACCAGCCGTATTGTAGACGTAGACCTTAAAGCCAGTAGGATTTGGAGCATCAAGGAAGTCATAGATTGCAATATAGGGGACTGTTGTCTCCTTTACTGTAACCGTGATTGACTCGACATCCTTATAGGCTTTATTAAATAGAACTGGAGTTCCTGATACGTCAGTCGCGAGAGCATTTAGGTCACCACCATCATTCTCACGTTTGACATTGAGGAGGACGGTTAGATTGTAAAGCTCAATCAGCGCCTTATCATTAACTCCAGTGAACACGAGCTGAAATCTCAAGTATCGGAATGTCGCAAAGAACTGAACAGCTCCATTCGTGTATGGCGTATAAGTAACATTGTCACTTGATACCTGCATCTTTACAGTAACACTAACTCCAGCCGGTGTGATAGCTAGTGTATTGTAAGTGATGTTGACGATAAGGTTACTTATTACAGTGCCATAGTCGATCTGCTCTGTGTATGATCCTGTAATTGCCGCCGGAGAAATGTAGGGTATATAGCCAGCATTTATCTTGGCCTGCCACGTATTATATCCTCTACCTCTAAAGTGTGCCTGGTAGCTCTCGCGCGCCCACGATGCAAGTAGCTTAGGACCTGGAAGAAGGAGAACATTGACTCGCGTGCCATTGAGAGTGCTGACGAAAGTATCGTGAAGCGCATAGTCGGGTGGCTGGTTAACCGTGATAAGAACTGAGCTTTCATCACCTATATTTCCAGCTAGGTCAATCGGAACCACAGCATATCGAAATGTCCCAGGAACAGCCTCAAAGAAAGTAGTGAATGTTCCTGTCATCCGACCTACTTCTACACCATCCTTCTTAATGATATAGCTGCGAATGACGAATGTCGAAGGAGGCGCACTCCAGAGTAGCAGTACGTTGTTATCGATAACCTGGGAGCTAATGACAACAGCCGGGATTGGAAAGACAGTAATCGTCATCGACTTAATGAGAAACGAATAGTCTCCGTAGACTAATGGGTCGATATCTGCTTGCAGATCAGTAGTCCGTAGTACAAAATTAGCAGTATCCCAATCAGTTCCACGACGTATTTCGTACTGTAATACGTTAACTGCTGAATCCCATGTGAAACGAACAGTCGTCCCAGTTGAGACAACTTTGAAATTGGTCGGAGGCTCAATCGTATCCGTTGTAGGTGGGTTAAACGCACCTCCAACCGATTGACGAATAGTCGGATGCAGCTCACGGTTGATATCCCCTAGCTGGCGATTGAGCAGAGTCAATGCCTGATAGAGACGAGCATCCCGTGTCTGTAACCCAGCTATAAGTGCGGTGACTTCGGATTCGCTCATTATGCTCTCGGCCGAGTCTCAGGACCAACGCGAGGTCTATCGTTATAGATTTCAGAGACGTAGAGAATGAAGCGAGTAATGATGAAAAAGCCCGATGCTGCATTCTGGTAGACCATTACAGCACAGTTCTCATCATTGAAGTTGAAGCCTGAGAATAACTGTCGTCCAGGAGCAGCCGAGATTGAGATAGATTCCGCAGAGAATGAAGCTACCTTGTCAGTTCCTAGGCCACCGATGAGTAGTGTCCCCGCCCCTTTCGCGCGCAGACGAATACCAATGTAGTTATTGATATTGCTTTCTGCATCACTATTCGGAAAGGGTGGAAACTCTATGAAAGCCTCAATTGCTGTGCCATAGTCTATAAGAGATGTGCGATCAATCTTATAGACATTTCCAGCCAGCGAGCCAAATTTCAGCGTTACATTTCGCCCAACAACGTCTGTAACAATCGTATGTGCTGCATCAGGAAACTTCCAGATTGTCCATTTGACTAGTTCCTGGGTAATTCCTTCAGAGTAATCGCATACAAGAATCGTGTCAGGCTCAGTAGCAAGATCGAGTGGAACTGTGATGTAGCAAACATAGTTAATTGGGTCAACTGCGACCTCTAGCTTATGAAAGACATCTGGGTTGATGCGTTTCCAGATATCCTCAATAGGCGTAGAAAGAACTGACTCAATTGAGAATGTCCCTAGGAAAATCCGAAAGCCACTTCGTGAGGCAAGAAAGAGCCGATCCTCAATGTTGGCTTGATGATTCAGTGCGAGACCTAGGCCATGAGGTGTTGTCCCTGCACTCCCATCGATTGCTTCAACATGCCAGTTAGCGGGCGGGTCATCAGTTGGTTGGACTGCATACGTCCTCTGAGTTTTGAAAATCACCATCTGACTACGATATTCACAGACGTTCGTTACACCACCACCAGCATCGCCAGGATTGACTGTAATGAATCCCTCTACGTCATTGTGAGACTCTGGGTCGCCGTTCTTAGAGACTCGAATGATGGAAGAATTCAGGTCCTCTCCCCAAATTACAAGACGACCTTCTCCAGTTGCAATCCCTACGCCTGCCGGGATTTCGGGAAGCTGCTCTAGAAGGTAGGAAGATTCATCCTCTAGGTCAGCATCGTAGAAATCTACCGTATAGGTTGTAGCGACGTTGTCTCCAATCGTTCCATTCGGAATGAAGTAATAGGTCTGGACAGCGAAGTTCCCATCAAAGCTAGCTAGGAGTTTAGTCGCAACCAACACGCGCGCCATAGTCCCAGCCGGACCTGTAGGAATATTGCTAACGTCCAATTTCAAAGCACCAGCACTGGAAACTGTAGTGAATCCACCAGGTGCAGTTATGAAGCCTGAGATAGTCTGGTAACAAACTGCGATGCCGTGAATGCCTTTCTCAACGTGGCCAGAGATAGTCGAGTCTTTGCCTACGAGTGGACCTGTTGCAGGAGCCTTTCCACCTGCTGGTCGTGCCTGTCCTGAGCCTTCGTAGACGTAGACCTTCTCACCGGGCAATCCCGTGACGCCATCATGAGGAGTAATATAGGCTCTATTGAACATCGTGACCATAGAGAAATCGGTCATCGCTGGAATAGAGAGGATAGATGTCATTGGGTGGAGCGAGTCAAAGAGCTGGCCTGAGCTATCGAGTATGAGAAGTCTAATGGCCTCTCCAATACGCTCATATACAGCAATGCGACGAACTGATGCCATCGTAACATCAAGAGAGGAGCCAAAACGGGTTCTAACTCCCTTATTGATGAACTGCACATTCTGGCTAGTCCTGAAGTATCCAGGGAGGACAGCATCTTCTTCCCCTCTGTCATAGGTTCCCCGAAAAGACGTCAGAACTAGCGGCGCGTGGTCATTCATATCGCAATCTCAAATCGGTAGCGTTGCAATCTCGAGGGCGTAGAACCATGTGTATCCACGGTAAACACAACACAAGCTGGCACGGTCAACGAGTTCCCAACGCTCTTACGTCTCTGATGTGTGAGAGCCGAATTACTTATTTCTTCTCGTGCTTTTCTTCGTGCTTCGCACCTGGATGTGGACCTTCAAGCTTGGCAAGTCGCACATTGACCTTCTTGAGTTCAGCGACTACGTCTGCGAAAGTGACGGTAGTAGCTCCCTCCTCAACGATTTCAGCAGGAGGCAGATACTCTTTCCACGCCGGAAGAATCGCTGTGCCTGAGTTGATGTAAAGCTGCGCATTCGCAGTATCAACACAGAGACAGCCCTTGCCTGCAATCCCTTTACCGAATGAGGCTGCTGCTGGGATACCCGGATTGACGAGAAGAAAGACTCCAAGATTTGCAGCTTCTCGAAGTACGGACTGGATGTTTTTCATTCTGCTCATTTTGACCTCGCTCGCGCTATCTTTTCAAAGACACGCGCCTTTTGACAGGAGCTTAGAGATAATCAATTGATACGATATCTAGTTCTCTTACGCCTCACTGGGATAGACTGCCTACGTTTCACCAGAGTAATGCGGAAATCATCCCAGATTCCCATGAGTTCACCACTCAGAGCATCAGCACGTCCTGGATTTGAGCCAAGAAAGCGTGAGGCAAGAGATGCTAGTCGACAGGCAAGCCACTGTTGTGAGTTGATAATGAGAATCGGGCTGTTCAGTCCTGTGATATCACCTAAAGTCTTGGCATATCGCAGAAGGATGTCTCGATCTATTGCACATTCCGGGAATTTCAGCTCATCCTCACGCCACGACCAGCACTCAAGCCGATCTTTTGGCTTATTATTCGGTTCCCAGTCAGTCTCCTTCATGTCTATCCAGTTATCCGTGGAATCCCGCCCACGTTCCTGGAGAAACTTCGGATAAAGGAGATCGGCAGGAAGGCCAGCTCCAGCACGTAAGCTAGTCACTCCTGCATCGACTGGAATTGGGGCAGAGACCTCCTTAGTTGTGCCAATACCTAGAGCCGAGACCTTAGTCTGTAGCTCCATGTAGGCTTTATTTCCCATTGAAACCATCGGACCATCTGGGAAGATAGCGCCGGTTGGATCATTCAGGAGATAACGTGCTTCAAGCAGGACGTCGGAGAATACCATTCTGAGCCCCTCTTAAGAACCCTGCAAAGTGTTCACAGTTTGAACAGTTTTTCCGCCGGAAAGTGCAGCATGTCGAGCCGGGTCTTGAATGCCGGTGCAGAAACGACACGTAACTGCCTCCGGGTCAATCTCAGCCCTACAGAATATGCACTTCACGAGCGCTAGATTCTGCGCGACCTCACCCTCAATATACCACTCGCGCTCTAGCTTGAGGCATTTGCATGCAAGTCGCTGAAGTGTTGAGATCATCTTGCGCATGTGATACTTGCCCCAGTCATCATCTGCGCCTTCAACACATCGCTTGAACCACATGATCTGCTTTGCTCGAGCCTCTTCAAGCTCTTGAGCGTATTTCGTGCGAATGAGTTTCTCGTCAGCTGCCTCACGAACCCAGAATAGACCAGGCTCTGCAACTCCAGCCTGATAAAACGAGGAAGCAACTTTGAAGTCCCGGCAAATCGACTCAGCCACCGTATCAGATGGTGAGGGAACGACGAGTGCAGGCCGGCTCTCATCAAGGTAGACTGGAAAGCTGGCGCGCATAACGAGAAGCAGATGAATGTCCTTCATTGGATCATCAACTGCTGGCATCTGATATTGACCTGGGATGAGTCCAGGCTTATTCTCGTCGATACGGACAGGTAAAAGTGAAACTACCGTGGAGATGTCGTTGACAGGTGGCATAGTATCCTCAGTCTAGAGTAACGAGTCCAGTTTTCTCTACGTAATCCTGCTTGTATTTCAACTGATTAGTGCTCACGAATGCCGAATTCTCCCAGACAAACAATGGGGAGCGCTCGCCCTGGCTTAGTTGGTCCTCGAAGTATTTGACTTCGTTTCGTTCCTCAACTTCTTCCAAAGCTTTCACAGCATTCGGGTCAATTTTCTTGGGATTATGGAGCGCGTGAAGAATGAATTCCACGACTTCCCAATCTACTGGCTTATTCACGAAAGTATAAATCGGTTCGTAGCTCCCGTTTCCGGATTCTACAAGTTCTTCCGTGATATCCTTCAGCGCCTGATTGCCCTTGATGAATGTCAGCTTCTCCAATACCCATCCGGGTTCTTCCATATACCAGTATTTCTTGATCTGGCGAACTGCTACGACCTCACGAATGAAGATTTTGCCATAGAAGTCAGAGAACTTTCCCTTCCTAACCTCAAGCTGGTCATCACTCCAGACGAGACGATAAATTGGTCGCCCATCAAGTACACGAAATTGTTGATGAAGCGAACTATTTATTGCATCGACTAGGTGTTTGTCAGTGTGCATATCGTCCTTAAGAGAGGAGGGGTTTAGCTGTCCCCCTCCACTTGAGTTAATAGCCGACCGGAATGTCGAGGTCGGAAACGTAGCTAAGACCAGGAGGCTGATTCACGAATGTGTTGAAGGAGGCAACGAGGTAGAAAAGAGTCGCTGCCGCAACGCCACCCGAGGGTCCACGCACTTCGAACAGTCGACGTCCCTCTTCCTCGTAGAAGCCTGCGGGATGCATCTCTGCACGACCCCAGACCTCATTGACTACGAAGTCGATTCGCGTCTTATTCCAGTTGAAGTGCTTCTTGATCATCACCCCAGCGATCTGTTGGACTTCAAAATACATGTCCATCTTCTCTTTGGGGTTGGGCGTCTTGTTGATGACGCTGACCATCTGGCCCATTTCCTCGTAGGCCTGAACCTGACAAGGATGCATCCACGCCTGGCAGTTGATCCCGGTCTCCATTCCCAGACGCTCACCGATCTTGTTCAGTGCGCGACGAGCGTGTTGGAGAGCAAGAGCACCGTTTGCCGCGATGCGGTTGGCACGAACCTCTGGATACTGAGCGCGGTCGAGGCCGAGCCAGGTCCCAGTGGACGCGCTGTTGTGGTGATAGCCGATGCCGTAGATGCCGACTGGGTTCGCGCCGGAGAGACCAGAGGTAACGACCTTGTCTCCTGCGGTAATACCAGCGATAGCACCTCCAGCAAGATTGACCGTTCGTGCTTCATGGTCAATCATCGTGATGACACGCTCGTCACCTACTGTCCGGTCAGTCGCAAGGTTCGTGCTGTAGATGTTGACCTTGTGACCAATACGGAGCAGGCGGGTTCCGAAGCCATCCGTGGCGGACATCGTGAGCACATAGGGTCCAGCACCACCAACGACTGCAATGGTGCCAAGCACACCATCACCTGAGGTCTGGAGCTGGCAGTCAACGAACCGCCGAAACTCCTTCATCGAGGTTGCAAGAAGGTGCTTGACCGAATCGACGACTGACTTGCGAGCGTCATCCGTCGACCACTGAGTTTTCTTGTGCCACTCAACCGCATACTTGAAGTTGACGGTCGAGATGATGCCCTTTTCGAAGGTTGGACCTTCGCCTCGTCCCAGGTCGCCACCGGCTGTATCGAAGTAACCAGCAAGGCCACCGGGCCGAATTTCGAGTGGGATTCGCATGTCTCGCGAGGAAACCTTTTCCACCGGGCGCTTCTCGACGTTCGCATAGAACATCGCATCGCGCTCGAACAGAATTGGAACCTTCGGGGAGACACGCTCAAGCTCAGCACCCACGAGCTGAGATTCTGATTGTGCCATTGACTTCTCTCCTGACGTATGCTACACTAAAATGAAAAACGCTTTTTTCTAACTTTCTCTAGCTCAGCTATTGAGGATGTCCATGTCGGTCATCTTGCCCCATGCGATTTTCTTGGGATCTGCTAACCCTTTGGGCTTGGTTCCGACTTTGGCTCCCGTGCCATTGAAAGTGCGTTTCTTGTCGGTTGCTTCATCTCCGTCGCTCTTTCCACCTTTGCGGGTATCCAGAGCCTCCTTGAGGAGCCGATTCCGTATTCCTGGAGCAATGGATCGTGCGCGCTCCAACCATGCACGCCGGATTTTGGTTTTCGATTCAGTGCTGTAGTTATTGTCGCCAGCCCGTTTCCAGAGTCCCTTGAGGATTGACTGGAATGCTGTGTCCCTGTTGAGTCGGTCGTTGATTTCTTCACGAGCTTCACGAAGTAGAGTCCTCTTCTCGAATGGACTAAGTCTCTGCTCAACCTTTTCGAGAAGTATCTTATCAAGTTCAGGCGAGACGACACCAGAGATTTCACTAGCCGCAGCATGGAATTTCTCTTGGGCTCGTGTTGCCCGTTCTTCCTCTAGAGCCTTTTCAGCGGGATGCTTCTCAGACGTACGACGCTCATTCTTCGTAATGTCTCGAATCTCACCGCCGTTGGCAAATACGAAATTAGCAATGTGACGAGCAGCAAGAGCGAGGTTCTTGTTACCTGTCGACTGCCCAATCCGATCTGCATGATAGAGAAGCTCCTCAATGATCGGAGCCGTAAGCTTCAGATATGCAGGCTCGTCAAGCGCGCGCAGGGTGGGACCAAAAGCCTCAGCAATCTTAGAGAGCGATTTTGGGCTATTCTCAGAAAGTGTCGTGAGAAGTAGTGTCGGGTCACCACCTGCGACGAGTGTATCTTCTAGCTTATCGAACTCCTCAGACTTGGTTGCAGCCTGTTGAGCAGATTCTGGATCGCTAAAGATTTCCATGAACTTAGGCGCGAGGAAGAAGGCGCTCTTAAGCTGTGGGAAGTCCTTGAATAGATTCGGATATTTTGTCTTAATATCCTTGTAGGTTGGGCCAGAGGTGTAGGCTGGCTGTTCTTCAGCTTCTTCCTCTTCCTCATCCTCGACTACTTTCTTTTTCTTTGCTGGCTTCTCCTCATCGTCCTCTAGCTCTTCCTCGGCCTCGATTTCTTCATCGTCACCGAGGTCTTTAGCATCCTGAGCATCCTCAGTATCTTCCTCTGCTTCAGCGTCAGGAGCATCAAGGTCAGCGAGGTCATGGGCGAGGGAGTCATCGCTTCCTGTGTCTGGACTGCCAGAACCTCCGTCATCGGGAGGTGCATAAAACGGCTTCAGATATCGTTCAAACATACTCGTTATCCTTTTCAGATTCTAACGACGAACTCTCGGGATTGGAATGTCAGCGATGCCAAGAATACTCATGAGATAGTAGATAACGAAGATAACCAAGATGATATAGATAAGCGTTTTCATCGGAGCGGGCATCGGAACGTAGGCTATGACCATATAGACCACACAGCCTAGCAGCGCAAGAGTGAGAATTACTGTTATCATATCTGCTCCTACTGCAATCCGAATATCCGCTGCCTCTTATAGTGGAGGCCTTGCGTGAATGACGGATGACCGTTTGGCGTAGAAAGGTCAACGTAACTAACTCGAGCGCGCGTTGAGATTCCAGACTCTACGTTGAAACCAATGCGAAGATAAAGCTTCCTGTAGTCCGTAATCTGATTGCATTCATACGCGCTGAGGTCATACGTATAGGTCTGAAAGAGCAAATGGCCGATGTCCGGATCTCCCATCTTTGCAATGAGAGTTCCATTTGTCTGCTCATTAAAGTAATCTTGCCTCAATTCCATTCCCATCGAGACGATTCCGTCAAGGTCGTTCGTGCCAGCCCGTATCGTCAGCCTATGACCTGTAATGCTCACCGGGTCAATGACAGCTTCGATTCGTGCAACGTAGATAATACCATTTGGAAGATTATGACTCTCAATATAGTCGCTATCATCTACATTTCGTAGCGACTTCCAGAGGTCATCAATCTCTCCTAGCGAATTATGGTAGCCCTGATTCAGACTGTCCAGTATCGGGTTTGCCGTCTGCATTAGGTTTTCCTTTTTTCGCTAGTCCCTTGTCGTCCATCTCTTTTTCTTGCGCAGCCATCTCAACCTGAGCAATAAAGAACAGATGCTCCCGGAGATGCGCTAGGACATTCGCGTAGCCACCAGGATTATTGACCTTTGCATCCTGACCTACTTCAGACTTCAGCCAGGATTTGCAAATCTCGGCTTCAATGTCATTATTGTCCAAGTCAGATACAACAGGGACAGTAGAGACCAAGCCCCTAGGATTATTAGGATTCGGAGGAACTTGTTGAGGCTCCGCCCTGATGAGGAGCGAAATCTCCATAAGCTGCTTATTACGATCGTCATCACCAGGAATATATAGTTCAGGAACACCAATGATAGAAGCAACAAGACTGGCATTCTCCGGATGAGAGATGACGGTCGAGACTTGGGGGTCCTTCATCTGGATGAGATTGAGAATTGCATCCTTTTTCTGCGCCCATGAGACTGGGAAGTTCTCAGCAATCTCAGGTTCAACACGAGAAGTGCTTCCCTGCAAATCTGCCTTACGAATCCAGACGTTCATGAAGTTAGAGCCTTGCTGTTGTACGTATCGCTCATCTTCCTTCATGTTTTCGACTGTGCTATCTACAGCCTTGCCCATGATCTTGGCCCACCACTCTTGAACAATGAGCCATGTCGTAGATAGACGTTGCAGAGCGGAAGCTTTTGAAAGCTCGTACTCGCGTGCAGTCCCGCCACCACCCTGTAGAGTACCCCCATAGATACTCGGATAGGTTCCTTGGACGAACTGTGCAGCCTGAGTCACGCGCTCTGCAAATTGGTCAACCTCTCGAGAAAGTGTAGCAGCCTTCATCTCGTAGAAGCCAGATGCAAGTCCCTGTCCTGCGGGAGCAGTTGCCTCTGAAATCTGTCCAGGCCGTGCTTCTTGTCTCTGATATGCATCGAAGTCGATTACGCGACCATCTGCGAATGTCTCAGGGATTCCGAATTCAACTGTCTCCAATGTCAGATTCGCTAGCTCATTCGTCATGTCTTGCAAAGGGACGAGCGAGGAGCCTAGTGGATTAGCATGGAGAGATTCAGCGACAGGATTCTCAGAGATGGTCCAGCGTTTATCGAGGTCATCCTTTACAATCTCAACGACTAGAGAATTATTCAGGACGACAACATAGATGCCATCAGGATATTGTGCGCGTAGCTTCTTAACGAGAATTGGCTCTGCAAGGATTCGTGTATTCAGCGCCCACGGACGGAGCCAAACCCTCTGGACTGTGACGAGATTCCTCGGGAAGTCATTCTTGTAATTCGTTGGAACACGAGCTTCCTTATCATAGCCATCGGGATATTGTCCAGCAGAGATGCGATCGATGAATTCCGGGTAGATTTCCTGAATGAGTGAGAGGTCCTCCTCAGTCTCAAGAATGAGATAAGGGGTCGAGAACTGGTCACGGCACCAAAGTGGAATCTTGACGTTGAGTGGCCCATAGATTTCAAGGCATTCTCGATTCTTTGGCTCGGAGTTCTCACCTATCTGAGTCCTCTGCATCTCATTCGTGTGCTCCATCTCAGGAGTGACTGTCTGTCCACATTGCGGACACTGTTGTGGTTCCGGAAGTGGGACGTTACCACTCGTCGGATCATGTGTGTCAGTTCCAAGATCGAACCCACAATTAGGACAATAATGATTACGATGTAGGAGATTAACGTCAGCATAGGCAGGAG